TATGCTTACTGAGGTTGCTGGCAAGCCTGCAAGAACTGAAGTAGTAAAAGGTTCGGTAACACCGATTGGTTTGTTCCAAACACTTTATAACAATTCATCTGCTGGTAACATACTAGTATTTGATGATTGTGATAGTGTGTTATTTGATGAAGTATGTTTGAACATGCTTAAAGCAACTTTGGATTCAGGCAAGAAGCGTTACATTACTTGGAAGTCAGAATCTAACGCATTGCGAAGAGAAGGCATTCCAGACAGATTTGAGTTCAAAGGTGGTTGTATCTTTATTACTAACGTTGATTTTGAGAACGTTCGTAGCAAGAAGATTAAGGATCATTTGGCGGCATTGATGTCTAGGTGTCACTACTTGGATCTTACAATGAACTCTACAAGAGATAAGTTCTTGAGGATTAACCAGATTGTTAAAGATGGTATGCTTGATGAATACAAGTTCGGCGAAGATGGTGACACGGAAGTCATTAGCTTTATGACCGAGAACCAAGATGCTCTTAGAGAGATTAGTTTGCGAATGGTTTTGAAGATTGCGGATCTTAGAAAAATGGATCCTGCTAACTGGACTAAACTTGCAAGAACTACTTGTATGAAAGGTACAATATAAACAGAAACACTGACAGTTCCCTGGTGCTCGATTGTTAGTCATCCCCCAAAGAGAGCACCATATTTGGTCTACTTGTAGACCACGAAGCCCGGATCCCCTCCGGGCTTCACCTTTTTCCAAATAAAAAACTAATAAACACTTGACATCTAGTGTGCTGAGTGTATAATTAGTATTGTGTCATAACACAAGGAGAAAATATGAACGAACTAATAAACCTTTGGAACAAACACACATTGAAGATTACAGGCGTAATAGTACTGCCTTTAATCCTAGCGTTTGGTATTTCTAAAGTACAAGCAGAAGAAAGTGAAATAGAAGTAATCACTGTAGTTGCCCAGCAAGTACAGAAGATTGAAACGGACCCAGTCATAAGCACTAGATTGATAAGTGCAATAATGCCTGCGTTCACATATAGTCCAGGCGGCTATGGTGGCTTTATAGGTTTCAATGAGCGTGGAGCTCAAACGGTCCACACCACAGTGTACACAAATGGCATACCAGCAAATGAGCCCGGGTCGGGTTGGTATAACTTTGGACATGAAATGGTGTCCGGTGAATCCGTGAGAATTATCTCTGGAGCAAACGGAGTACTATATGGTTCAGGCAGTATTGCTGGAACAGTACTAATTGAAGATGTTATTGACTCAGGTGTAACTGTTAGGACAGAAGGTACAAAGCCTTCATACCTCAGACTAGCACCAACTGACAATATTGAGTTTGTTAAGTTTAAGTCAAACAATAACTTTAGTGCCCGTAATGATAATACAGAATATGATGAGTACGACATGCAACAAGCAAAAGTATCCGTTGATGCAGGCGACTGGACATTCGACGGTAAGATTGCACAGTATGAGTACGACTATGATAATTGTTATACAGCAGACTTCAGTACATCAAATGCATGTGTAGAAGACGGCGACCGTTATAACTTTAGTATTAGAAACGACTATCTTACATTAGGTAGATCATACGTTGACAGTCAGTATTATACTGAAGGGATGGAGACTTACAGTAATGAAAGTCACAGGAACTTCATTAGGATTGCAGAGCATAAGGATTTAAGTAATGCAGTTAACATTGACTTTGGTATAGATGCAGAGCAACTGTACTATGCAACACAATCAGGAACAACAGTTAAAACATACGATGACGATAACTATGGAGCATTCCTAAGTATCAATGCGTCAGCAGTATTTGAATATAACTTTGGTTTTAGATTCGGCAACGATGGTCAAAATGCATTAAGATTCGGTCTAACATCAGGACAGTTTTATTTAAATGTAGGCAACAGTTTTAGAAAGCCTACCTTATACGAACAGTTTGGTGACGATTGGGTACTAGGTAACGCAGACCTGAAACCAGAAGAAGGTATAGGATACGAGATTGGCTTTGGCGCAATTCAGTTATTCATGTACGAGTTTTCAGAGACTATTGAATATCAGTCAGGCTTTATGTTAGCCGATGTATACGTCAAACCACAGTACTACAACGCAGGAGACTTCACTACACAGGGCTTTAGGTATATGCAAGAGTTTGGTGCATTTAATGTTATGTTAAAGTACACAGACACCGAGCAACCAAGAGTAGCAAAGTATGCCGGAGCAGTTAGTTGGAAACAACGTTACGGTAAAAATGAGTTCCAGATGCAGTATGCAGTTAATGTAGACAGGTCACCAAGTCCGTATGATGTAATTGATGGACCGTACTTGCCGGACATGAACAAGTTAAACTTATATCTTACTAGGTATATAAACGAACAAGTAACACTTTCGTTGAAGGTTGAGAATGCCTTAGACGAAGAAGTTGAGATTGTTCCTTTTTATTCTAACCGTGGAAGAGAAATTAACTTGACATTAGGCTACAACTGGTAGTATAATACATAAAAGCAAATAGAGGTTTCAATGGGAAAATGTGTTCTAGAAATACGTGACGAAGTAAACGTTAAGTTCGTTGGACTTGATGTTAAGACTAGGCGTACCGTATCAGACGCTGTAAAGTACTTTTTACCATACGCATTCCATATGCCGGCTTACAAGTTAGGTCGGTGGGATGGGTGTGTTAGGTATTGTGATGTCGGCGGTAGGACATACATGAACCTACTTGATAAGCTCTTGCCAATCGTACAACAAGCAGGCTACGAAATTGAGGTTCAAGATAACCGAAGTAAGTGGTCATTTGATTTCCAAGAAATATCACAGACTAGGTTTGAAGACACAGCCTGGCCCAAAGGACATCCTGCAGAAGGTGAGCCTGTTATACTTAGGGATTACCAAGTAGATGTTATTAATAACTTTTTAAAGCATCCGCAAAGTATCCAAGAAGTAGCTACAGGAGCCGGTAAGACGCTCATAACAGCCGCCTTAAGCAGTATGTGTGAACCACATGGGCGTACTATAGTTATTGTTCCTAACAAAGACTTGGTAGTACAAACAGAGCGTGATTATAAGAACTTAGGACTTGATGTAGGTGTGTTGTTTGGAGATAGAAAGCAGTACGACAAAACGCACACCATTTGTACTTGGCAGAGTCTAAGTATAATGGAAAAGAAAAGCAAGAAGTATGAAGCAGACTTCCCCATAGATGAATTTCTAGAGGATGTTGTTTGCATTATGGTCGATGAAGTACACAAAGCAAAAGCTGATGTGCTTCGTAACTTATTGGGAGGCGCATTTAGAAATGTGCCTGTCCGATGGGGACTTACAGGAACTATCCCCAAAGATGAATTCGAAGCCGTTGGCTGTGTTACATGTTTGGGACCTGTTCTTGGAAAGTTAAGCAGTAAGGAATTACAAGACAGAGGCGTACTAGCAAAGTTAGATATTAATATACTACAACTACAAGATGGTGTGTTAGGCTTTAATAACTATGCACAAGAACTCAAGTGGCTTGTAACAGACAAACAAAGAATGACCGAGGTTAGTAAAGTTATTACTAGTCTCAGCATTACAGGAAATACACTTGTCTTAATTGACAGGATTGCCACAGGGCAATTATTATCTGAGATGTTTCCTGAGTGGGTATTTATTAGCGGTGAGATGAAAGTGTCTGACAGGCAAAAGGAATACAGGGAAGTAAGTGAGATGGACAATAAAGTTATTGTTGCTACATATGGTGTAGCGGCAGTAGGAATTAACATACCCAGGATTTTTAACTTAGTTCTTTTAGAGCCAGGAAAAAGTTATGTGCGTGTAATACAATCGATAGGTAGAGGCATTCGTAAAGCCGAGGACAAGGATTATTTAAATGTTGTTGACATTACGAGTAATTTAAAGTATAGTAAGAAACACTTGACTGCCCGTAAGGCATTTTATAAAGAACAAGGTTTTCCGTTCCAAGTGACCAAAGTGGAGTATAAATGAAAATATTAACAGTAGAAAACGATGTATATGAGATTGACCATGTACCTGATGAAATAGATGATATAAGATTTTGTGTTTTTGACACAACCGAAACAGACTGGATGGATTATTATTTCCTCCCACTGATCTTCTTGGAGAGTTTTTATGCTCCTGCTATATGTTTACAAATAGGCGAGAACTCAATTCAAATGCCTATGGACTGGAGTATAGTAATTACAGATGAAGATTTGACTGCTATCGAGGTAATCCCATTAACCAGTTTAAACAATAGGGGATTTTTAACAGCAACGCTGAACCCGTTAGGCAGGAAGATGCTTGAAGCTGAACCAATTCAGATTACTAACATCTATCAAGATGTTAAATGGTTCTTCCCCAAGTTGAAGAATGGACATTTATTAGTAGCACCCTTGGAAAACAAACCAAATCCTAGGTGTGCATTTTTTGTAAAAGAAGCCAACAAGATTCCTAGTGACATCGACATTGGCGACTTGTTAGATTAGGAGAAATATATGAGTTTAGATAAAGACATAGAAAAGATGACGCAGAAACTGAAAGGTAAAAAAAGGCGTTTTAGAATTGAAGCAGGATACCGAGGTGGCGAAGTCGGAATTGGTAAAGTTAATGCAGACTTTGTGGATCATTTTATAAACCCAGAAGATGGTGATGGCGACTTAATAGATTTCGTTACCAGTTTTGATTGGGATGAAGTAGACGAGTCAATACCAGTACCATACGAAGACTTTGAATCGTGGACAGAAACAACTGAAATTGAACACCTAAATGGCGCATACGCTGACGGGCAGTGGAGTTACGAAGAAGTTCCTGCAGATGGTAGCGACGATTATGCGTATGAAACTGTAATTGATTTTGATGCTTATCATTTGTATGGCAGAGAAGCATATATGGATGATAAGAAGCCAGAAGACATGACCAATTATAAACCAGTGTTACAATTCCACAGTGGAGAGAAAGGCGGATTTGGTGCATGGTTTGTTGAAACAGTAGGCGAAGATTTTAACCCTAAGAAAGTAGCATTTAGTTCTGTTGAATCTCAGGTAGCTGAAATAGTTCAAGACATGTGGTATGATAAAGAATTGATTGACAAAGATTATGATAATTGTGATACTACTGGTAAAGGCTACTATGCAAGTGTAGGTTATATGAATATGAAATGGCATGACTCAGAAGAAAAATACACTGAAGAGTTTTTTACAGAAAATGAAATTTGGGAATGTTACGAGGATGAATTATTAGATGAGTAGTTATAATATCGATTTAAAAGATTGTATTAGAACTGTACCAAACTTCCCGATACCTGGAATACAGTTTAGAGACATAACTAGCCTCATAGAAAATCCATCGGCATTTAATAAATCTCTACTAGACTTAACATCGTTAACAATGAGCTTCGGCGCAACTAAAGTGGTTGGCATCGAAAGTAGAGGGTTTGTGTTTGGCACACCAGTTGCCAGAGATTTAGACTTGCCTTTTATAATGGCTCGTAAGCCTGGCAAGTTACCTAACCCAACACACAAACGTGATTTTGATTTAGAGTATGGTAGTACAAGTTTAGAGATACAAAAAGTTACTGACATAAACGAGTATGACAAAGTTGTTATTGTAGATGATTTAATTGCAACAGGTGGTACAGCAATAGCCTGTGCAGACTTAGTACATGAATGTTTTGATGTGCCTAAAGAAAATATCTTAATATTGGCTGTAATAGACTTGCCCAGCTTAGAAGGAAGTGCTATAATAGAGAAACACGGTTATAGTGTAAATACATTAATTGAATTTGAAGGTGAATAGTATTAAAGACATTATTTTAATAGCATTGGAGTCTGAAGCTCCTGAAATGCAGAGTTGGGATAACGTGTTCTTTACGGGTGTAGGCAAAGTTAATGCCGCTGTAAGAGCATCAGCATTAATAACAGAACACAAGCCAACAAGAGTTTGGAACTTTGGTACAGCAGGCGGAATTAATCCTACATGTAAAGACCTAGTTGAAGTTAGTAACTTTGTTCAACGTGACATGCGGTGCTGTGAACTAGGATTTGACTTAGGCATGACCCCGTTTGAAGACTATATAACAATTAGTTTTGACAACCCAGACGAAGGATTAACATGCAGTACAGGCGACAACTTTGTTGATAATCCTGACTTAGAGTTACCTGCAGATGTTGTAGATATGGAGGCGTATGCTATCGCTAAGGCTTGCCAGTATCATGGGGTAGACTTTAGATGTTTTAAATATATAAGTGATAGTGCCGATGAAAATGCAAATGCTGAATGGCATGAGACAGTTTCTAACGGCGAACCTTATTATATACAAGCCTATACGGAGAATGATGATGGACAGTAGAGAGCACCAGGAACAAAAGTTAAAGTTCCAAGAGAAACAAATTAAGGATCAGGAGAAACAAATAGCCGAACAGACGAAGCGTATTGCAGAACTTCACAAAGGGAAGAAGAAGTAGCATGGCAAAGAAACCGCAAATACCTTTACAAGAAGTTATGAAAGCCATTGACAAAAAAGACCGTGGCTGGTATAACCGTCTAGATGCTGAAAGAAAAAAAGCATTTAGTCCTTGGATGATGATGAGGTATGCAAGTAGTGTACAAGGTAGTACAGCACCTGACTATATATGGATGGTCAATGAACTGGTCAACCACAAGTTTTCGGATGTCAGTAAGCACCCTGAGTTACAGTGGTTGTTGTTAACAGCGGCAGGCAGTGGTAAAATACAACATCATCCTTATATTAAACCGCCCAACAGCAGAAAGAAGAAGAACAAACGAAGTGAGTTTGTGCATTCAGTATTGCCACACTTAAAAGGTGACGAAGTGCAACTGTTCTTAACATTGAACGATGACAACGATTTAAAAGAACTAGCACTAGCACATGGTTGGGACGATAAAGAAGTTAAGGAACTATTAAAATAATGGAATGCAGATGGTGTAAAAAGTCGTTTAAGTCAGAGACTACTCTGGCAGTTCATATGTGTGTAAAGAAACGTAGATTTGCAGACAAGGATATGAGCCATATTAGACTGGCACACAGAGCATTTCAGATATTTTATGAGATAAACACTAGTGCAACAAAGCCTAAAACTATAGAGGACTTTATTGTAAGTCAGTATTACGAAGCGTTTGTAAAGTACGGCAGAGCATGTACTGTTAATGAGTGGTTAGATCCTGTAAAGTACACAGAGCATTTAATTAAGACAGGTGTTAAGTTACAAAAGTGGGCATCAGATAGTGAGTATGACAAGTATTTAAAACTGTATGTTAGAAAAGAGCCTGGACTAAAAGCACTAGAACGTTCAGTTATATATCTTGCAAGATGGGGCGAAGAAAACAACGAGCCTTGGCAAGATTACTTTGTTAAAGTATCGCCTAATAGGGCAGTACATGATTTACGGAGTGCAAAAATAAGTCCTTGGGTAGTATACCTAAGTGAATCAGGTGATAAGTTATTAGAACGGTTTAACAGCGAACAAGTTAAGATGATACAGGATGTCATTGAACCTCCTTTTTGGATGAAACTGTTTACTGCAAATAAAGAAGAAGTTAATGAAATTAAACAGGCTTGTAAGGAAGCAAAAATATGAAAACGAAAATAATTAGTTATAGCCAGACCCCTAAAGCAGAAGTGCCACAGGATCTGTTAGATTTGGTCGCCTATTGTGCAAGAGTAAGCAACCCAGAGAATCAGAATAACACTGCAACAAACGATAAACTAGTAAAGTATCTTATTAAGCACAAACACTGGAGTCCATTAGAGATGGTAAGTGTTTGTATGGAAGTAGAAACAACCAGAGACATTGCTAGACAACTGTTGAGACACAGAAGTTTTAGTTTCCAGGAGTTTAGTCAACGTTATGCAGACCCTACAAAGGATTTAGAGTTTGAAATTAGACAAGCACGATTACAAGATACTAAGAATCGTCAAAACAGTATTCCTACAGATGACGGATTGCTTAATCATGCATGGGCAGACTTGCAACAGAAGGTAATTGACACCGCCTTAGAAGCATACAATTACGCTATAAGCAACGGTATTGCTAAAGAGCAGGCAAGAGTAGTACTACCGGAAGGAAACACACTAAGCAGACTGTACGTTAACGGCACATTGCGTAGTTGGATACATTACATTGAATTACGTGGTGCTAATGGCACACAGTTAGAGCATATGGAGTTAGCATGGGCAGTAGCAGACGCTATTACACAGATATTCCCAATGGCGGCTGAGTATTCGGGGAAGACCGAATGACACAGAGAAGCAAGATTCATTTAGGCTTGCTAACACTAGCGATAATTCTAGTGTTAGCATTCTTTACTACTGATGCAAAAGCAACAACTTATGTCGCATACGCACATGAGCTACCATTCGAAGACGCTAAGTCTCAGGCTGAAATACACAGTTTGCGTTTAGGGTATATGGCTAACGGCATGTATATTGAAGCAGGTCCTATGACCGGCGGACATAGTATGGAGATGGGTTACAAGGTAAAGAAAGGAAATTGGATCTTTAAGACCAAGTACGAAAGTGAAGAAACTAAGTACACTACTCTGTTTAAGAGTAAAATAGAAACTGAAGTAATTTACAAGTTCGGAGATTAATGGATATGGCTAATCCAACCCACATCTACACACCGTCTGCATCAACTGTGACAATTACGGGTAATCCCCCGTTAACTAGCGGTACAAACAGCATATACACCACTAATAACACTGGTGCAATTACTATCAACGGCACGAGTGCAAACACAATGTCGTACTATGATGGCTTCGATGGGAAAGGCTCAATTCAGGTCGGTGGACAAGAGCTTGATGGGGATAGATTGCGAAAACTAGACGCATTGCTATCTGCATTAGATTCTTTAGAGGATGACAATGCCCTCAAAGAGTTGTATAATATACAACTAATGTTAAACAAGATAAAAGGTAGAAAATGAAAATAAATTTCGATGTTGATATTGATATGGCTAATAGGGATAAGTTCTTAGAACTTTTTAATCCTATACCTGCTAGTATCAAACGTGAGCAATCATATGAAAAACACAACACCGGAGTTTACTTTCAGCCTATCCCTTGTTTTCCGTTAGAGGGATTTAGTACAATAGACCATAAGGAAGCAGAGGAATTAGGATACTTTAAAGTAGACGTATTGAACAATAGTGTTTACAAAGACATCAATGACGAAGCACACTTGGATAAACTATTGGCACAAGAACCTATGTGGGAGTTGTTCCAGCACGAAGAAATTGTTAAGCAACTTTTTCACATAGGTAATCATTACGACATTATCAAGCAACACTTACCGCAAACAGTTGAACAACTGGCAATGATACTTGCTATGATTAGACCTGGTAAAAGGTACTTAGTAGGCAACAGTTGGGAAGTCGTTGAAAACGAAGTATGGGAACAAACTGATGGTTATTTCTTTAAGAAAAGCCATGCGATAGGATACGCACTGGTAATTATAGTCCAATTGAATCTATTGGTATCTAAGGTTTAAATAGTTTTCTTGACCAACTGAATACTTCTTCGCTTTATTCTTTTCTTAAGGATATTCTGCATACTTGTAATAGGCCCAAATATAACATCTGTTTCTTTTAGAATAAACGTTCTCAAGCAGTACTGAAGTTGTTGCATCTCTTGGAATAAGAATATGTCGATTGGTAGTTGTCTGTTTGACTCCCACCACCAAAGCTCACCGTATTCAAGCATAAGTTTCTTATGCCCTTCGGTTCTGCAACGTTCAATATCGTAAAAACTAATGATAGCTTTATCTTGGTTTTGTACGATGCCGACAAACTCTTTTTCGCTAAAGAGCAAACCAGTCAAAAATGGAAATTTATCTTGTAGCTCTTGTTCTTTAGTCATCGTGATATTTATGTGTCTATATGATAAATATAGTAAAGATAATGGTAAAGAACAATGACAAGCGGAACCGCACATACATTATATAACTTAGGATACCAGACCGTAGATTTAGTTCTTAGTGCGGACGGTATATATGTGGATAATAGACCAATGAATCAGACAAAATTAGTAGTACATAAGGGATTGAACAATCAATTAAACTTTCATGTAAGAAATAGAGACAGGGTTAAGCAGAATCTTAGCACCAAGACACTATATGCTACAGTTATTAATCCTAATACAAGCAAACGTGTTATTTTTAAGCCGTTAACATTAGTGGGCGGCGGAACAACAGGTGAAGCAAGGCTAGATTTAAACCTCGGTGATATACAAGACTTAATACCTGGATTATATCAAATAGCAATTAGTGAAAGTGCAGATTCAGGCGCAACACAGACTCCCTTGTATGCAAATCAGAACGACAGAATTGTAACTGATTTAGAAGTTAAAAGTAGTTTAGAGTACGATCCTAGTCCAACCCAAACAGCCGCTGTGTTTACACGAACAGCAAGCCTTGGTGTGGATGGTGTAGATTCCTTTGCAACCTCTTCGTTGTATGGTAACCAAGATAAGAACTTTAGGCATAGCAGGCACACAATAGCACTTTACATGACGAACTTTGTAGGCTCGGTTAAAATACAAGGCTCAGCATTAGAATCAGCACCAACACAAGATAGTGATTGGTATGATATTAACTCACAAGGTGATATTGGTAATCCAGCAATTCCATACGTTACAGCAACAAGTGGCGTAGATCCGTTTAACTTCACAGTGAACACAAATTGGATCAGAGTTACATTTGACCAAACCTCAGGAACTTTAGATCAAGTTTTACTCAGAAACTAGTTGACTTTTAGATATTAGGTGTTATAATTACTGTTATGCATCATCATGAACTAGTTGACCAAGTACACCGACTCCTAATGGATAACTTGCCTTTGCAAAGTGGCAAGACTCCAGGCGGATGGACTACGTTCAATTGTCCTATGTGTAACGACAGACGTAAACGTGCCGGAGTAATACAAACGGGTAGTAAAATAAGTTTCCATTGTTTTAATTGTCACTACACAACTGGTTGGGCACCCGCTCCTAGACTAGGCGGCAAGTTTAAGAAGTTAGTTGAGACACTAGGTGTTGCAATTACAGATATACATAAAGTTGTGTTGAACTTAATGAAGTACGGTGAAGAATTAGAAGTAGAGGATACTGCTGATAGTTATGTTTACAGTGCGGCAGAGTTTGCAACACACAATTTGCCAGAAGAAACTACCTTAGTAGAAGACCTGCCGGATGATCACAAAGTAAAACAATATGCTATCTCACGTGGCTTACTAGGTAAGTGCCCGTTAATACACATTAACAACAGTGTGTACCGTGCAAGATTAACAGTACCGTTTATGTATAACAATCAGTTAGTCGGTTGGACCGGCAGACATGTAAACCCACCTAATAAAGAAACAGCAAAATACATACTAAATACACAACCTGGGTATGTGTTTAACATTGACAAATTTGTAGATAGTGATAGAGACTTTGTTATTGTTGTTGAAGGTATATTTGATGCAATACAAGTGGATGGTATAAGTGTATTAGGAAATATAGTAACACCTGAACAAGCACACCTTATTGACAAACTTAATAAACGTGTTATACTATGCCCAGACAGAGACAATGCAGGTAAAGAACTTATTGAACAAGCAGTTGAATTAGGATGGGAAGTAAGTTTCCCTCCATGGAAAGACGATATAAAAGATGCCGCTGATGCGGTAGAACAATATGGTAGATTATTAACAGTAAAGAGCATTGTGGATTTTGCTACAAACAACAAAATTAAGATCCGCGTACAGAGTAAAATGTTATGAGAATATTAATTAGTGGTTGCAGTTTTACAGCAGGAGATCTAGTAATACACCACCCTGAAACTGGACTAATTATAGATAATGAACAACCCACGTGGGTTGACCATCTTACCCGTGTATTCAACGCCGATGTTAACAATGTTGCATTAGGTGGGAATAGCAACGATAAGATATGCCGTAAAGCATTTGAGGAACTATACGATCCAACTGATCCTGGTTACGATTATGTTATTATACAGTGGACAGCATTGCATAGGCAAGAACGTTACAGTGCTATGATTAAAGAATGGGTAAACTTTTGTAATACAGGGAAAGTGAAAACTGATAATCCTTACAGTAAAGTTTCAGACAAGATAACAAGTTTGTATGATTGGCACACAGACGATGCCAAGTACACGGACGATACCACTGCCAATATTGGTTTAGAGCGAACATTCGATCTAACAAACAAGGCTATGACTGCAGAGTTAATGTACGGTAAGTCTATACAAGACTTTAGGATAGAATACTTTAAAACTGTGTTGACAATGCAACAAGCACTACAGCAACGAAACATACCTTATCTTTTTACAAGTATGGCGAACGGTACCCATATACCTACTATAGCAAGAGGCGGAAACATCTTTGACGGTATTAGCGTTGATGACGCTCTATGTGAGTATGAGCGAGAGTTATTGAAAGAGATAGATATGGAAAGATGGACAACTGTGCCGATGACTCACATGATGGAAGGAAATCAAGTAAGCCAGGATGACAGCCACCCAAGTGCAGAAGGACATAAATTAATATACAAACATATAAAGACAGAATTTTATAATAAGGAAATGAAACTATAATGGATCAAATTCAAGATTACAACGAAGAAATACAACAGTTATTCCTTAACTTTTTAGTTACTGATCCAGAGTTATTTGTTAGGGTAAACGGTATTATTGAACCGTATATGTTTAATAAGAAGTTCCAAGCAACTGTTAAGTTCTTAAAAGACCATGCAACAGACTATAGTAGCATTCCTACTATTGACCAGATTAGTGCTACAACTAATGTTGACTTAGAACGTATAGACGGAGTTAACGATAATCACGTTGATTGGTTCTTAGACAGTTTTGAAAGATTCTGTCGGCATAAAGCATTAGAAAAAGCAATCCTTGAAAGCACAGACTTATTGGAATCTGCAGACTATGGTGCAGTAGAAAACTTAATTAAAGAAGCAAGCCAAGTAGGTCTAGTAAAAGACTTGGGACTAGAGTATTTTGATAATCCTAAAGAACGGTTACAATACATCAAAAGCCAAGCAGGTGCAACAAGCACAGGTTGGAGAGATGTTGACAGAAAATTATATGGCGGCTTAAACAAGGGCGAGATTACAATCTTTGCTGGAGGCTCAGGCGCAGGTAAGAGTTTGTTCTTACAGAACTTGGGTGTTAACTGGGCATTAGCAGGACTTAATGTTGTATACATTAGTTTAGAGCTTAGTGAGCAACTTATTAGTATGCGTTTAGATGCAATGGTAAGTGGCTATGGCACTAGAGAGATTATGAAGAACATGGATGATGTTGACCTTAAAGTGCGTATGAGAGGCAAAGGCGCAGGCAAGTTTAGGGTTAAACAAATGAGCAGTGGCGTTACAACTAATGACGTTAGAGCATTTATAAGAGAGTACGAGATTAACTCAGACATAAAAGTCGATGTAGTTCTTGTAGATTACTTAGACTTAATGATGCCTATTAATAGTAAGATTAGTGCTAACGATCAGTTTATCAAAGACAAGTTTGTATCTGAAGAATTGCGTAACTTAGCAATGGAGACAGGTGTAATATTAGTTACAGCATCTCAGTTGAACAGGGGTGCAGTAGAAGAAATTGAATTTGATCACCACCATATTGCAGGTGGTATTAGTAAGATCCAAACAGCAGATAATGTTATCGGTATCTTTACAAGTAATGCAATGAGAGAACGTGGCAGGTATCAAATACAGTTTATGAAAACACGTTCAAGTAGTGGTGTTGGTAGTAAGGTAGATTTGAAGTTTAATCCAGATACCTTAAGGGTAGAAGATTTAGACGAAGGTGATGAAGGCGCAATGAGTGTGCAGTCAAGCGGGTTATTAGAGCAACTTAGCAGGAATAAAAGTATCAAGGCAGACGAGCCAGAACAACAAGATACCATAAGCTCAGCATTAAACATGCGAGAGTTTATGAAAAAAAATGACCTGTAATTGATAAATACAGATACATAGGGAATTTAATTATGTCACTAAAAAAGTCTAGAACAATCTTAGAAGAACTACAACAGATTTCTGTTGATAGGGATAAACACCATATTTTAGAGAATAGGGTGGAAAATGTCGTGTCTGCTGTACAGAATTTAAAGATGATGTTGCGGGAAACATACAGTGAAGAAGATGCATTGGACTTAGAGCGTAGGCTCATCAACAGTATTAAAAGTGGCGATTCAAAAAAATTCTCCAGGGGTATAAAAAAAGTACTCGAAAATAAAGAGAGTTAAAATGAGAATTTTTCAAGTTACAGAAGCTGAAGGTGATAAGTGCGAAATATGTCGTGGTAGAGGAAAGATAGATTATCATTCCGAAGACGGTCCTAGCAAATGTCAAAAGTGTAACGGCAAAGGCGTCCAAGCATGGAAGCCAGAACCAGTTAACTGGGGAAATGATAAGGTCAAAGAAGACGAAGTCATTCAAGAGCTTACTCCAGGTGACAGAGGTGTAGAAAGAAACCGTAGATCAGCACCAGTTAAACCTAAGTTAAGTAATGCTGATATGGGCGCCAGAGATAACCGAGCTGTAGGAAAACAAAAAAGAACTCAAAAGGCAATTGACACGCAGGCTAGTAATAACCGAGTTAAGGCTACACAACAGGGTGATGTCGGCGGCTTTGCTAAACAACGAACTTTCAAAAATTCTTTAAAGAATGCTATAGTGTCTGATCCCAATGGTGTGGTATATCAATATCAACCACAAGAACAACAAGCAAAAATGGAACAGAATCCAGAAAAAGAAGGTGAGATGCGACCTGTGTTAGATGCAGAAGGACAACAGGTAACAGAACCAAATCCAAATGGAAGATATGCCTGGAGGGCAATCGAACTTAAAGGACCTGGTCAAAAAGTACAACCGGGTGAGAAGAAAGCCTGGGAACCTGAAAAGGATATAATCACAGACTTACCTGGAACATATCCTTTAAAAGATACTGATGGTGTAGCACAAGACTTAATGGCAATTGCAAAAGGTGTTGAACCAACTACAGGCCTTGCACAATCTATGAAAGACAGAGCAACTAAGGCAATGGGCGGACCTTTAGCAACTAAAACTATGCAAGATCCAGACGCAAGTACAGCCGCTAAGGTCGGTGGTATTGCAGGTGCGGCTCTTGGTAGATTAGCCTCTAAGGCAATTAAACGACCAACAGTAGCAGTAGCGAAACCAGATTTACCGACGCAAGGTAATCACATGAATGATATCAACATGCACCAAAAGGGCATGGTAGATCAAAGCAAAGAAGCAGGCGAAAGAATTAAACATGCACAAGAATTTTTAAACGTTTTGAAAAAGCATGATGTAAAATATGATGTTGACAAATATGTTCAAGCAATTACTCCTGCTATTAAACGATCAGGCTTACAGAAAGCGGCTCCAGAATTTTATGGGCAGTTTGTAAAACAAGTCAGAGCAATGAGAACAGAGGCATATGAGTATGCTAATGAGCTATTAGAAGCGGCAGGCCTTACTTGGGAACAAGTAGGATATACAGTTAGTTTACACGAAGGTGCATCTGATGTAGTTTTCTTAACTCCGATTACAGCATTAACAGAGCTAACAGAACAGATTCAGTTGCAGGACCTTAAGAAACTAGCAGGCATGCAGTAGGGATTTATTTATGAAGTTTTTAGAGATATCGAAACCGCTCGTAACATCGATTCTAAGTGAAAGTATTTTACGAGAATCTAAAGACGGTAAGAACACTCACTTAGAACACTTAGAGGATAATATCTTTAACAAAGGATATACCGGCGCCAGAGAAGCAGTAGACTATCTATACAGTTTACATGATATGCTTGATGGTAACAGTAAAGCACCAATAAGTATGACAACTAAATGGGACGGCGCTCCGGCTATTGTAGCAGGAATAGATCCAGCTTCAGGCAAGTTCTTTGTGGGTACCAAAGGTGTATTTGCAAATAAGCCAAAACTAAACTTCACTGATAAAGACATTGATACCTACCACGCTGACCCATCTCCAGAGAAGGATGCGAGTGGGTTAAGAACAAAAATGAAACTAGCACTTAAACACCTTAGCCGTTTGAACTGGAATACAGTTGCTCAAGGTGACATGTTATTTGCTGGACAAGAAGATATTAGCACAGTTTCACTAGATGGCGAAGAACATATTGTATTCAAACCAAACACAATAGCGTATGCTGTTCCAAAGAACAGTGACCTTGCAAAGCAAATTTTAAGTGCAGGCTTTGGCATTGTGTGGCATACAGAATATGTTGGCGGCCCAACATTAGCAGATACGCAAGCCAAGTTTGGCTTCGATGCTAGTGTACTAGGCGACGGAGCACCAGCTGGAGTATGGCACAGAGATGCATTAATTAAAGATCTCAGCGGCACAGTTACAATGACTAAGCAACAGAGTACTGATATTATGGGTGCTATATCCGATGCAAACAGTTACTTAGGAAGCATCGATGCAGAAACATTTAGTTGGTTAGAAAAAGGTACAGACTTAATTGGTAAGAACTTTTTACAGCAATTAAAAGCACATGCAAACAATCAAGTCAGGCAAGGATCATTTGACGAGCCTACTAAATTTGCACAAGGTTTTGTACAAAAGTATATTGACTTTATGACTAAAGAAATAGCAAAAGTTAAAACTCAGAAAACTATAGATTCAAAAACAGAATTAATGATACAAGGTGTTAAGTTTATTAAAGAACATGTGCCTGGTATCGTAGCAGTATACGACTTATACTTAAAGCTCATTGAAGCAAAAGTAAAAATAATTAAGAAGTTAGAAGAGATCAAGCAAATAGGGACCTTTGTACAAACAGAGAAAGGTTACGAAGTAACAGGAGAAGAGGGATTTGTTGCTGTAGACAGAATAGGCAATGCTCTTAAACTAGTAGACCGATTAGAGTTTAGCAGATTAAACTTCGGGTCCGGTAAACCGGGTGGCAAGTAGTAAACGTTTAGTATCATACTTCTTTTCTAGAGGTACAACTTGCGATAACACACTCATAAAACATGCTGTATTAAACAACACCTCATTAGATTGTGATGAAATTGTTTTCTTTTGGCCTCAAGAGATAGGTCCCGATTGCGACAACTTTTTATTTCCAGACACTAAAGATGCTGGCCCTGAATTACTATGGGATAATATAACGTCATACTGCAAAGAGCGTTCAATTAAAATGCATTTGGTTGTAGGCAATCACTCTATAATAAGAAATCCTCTAATTGACCCGTATATAAAAGTAAGTCATTTCCCTACTTACTGGTTTACAATGACTCATGCTCAATTAGATTACACTGACGCAGAAATAACCTACCCTTACATAATGATGAATTTTGCCGCTGACAACAGACCCCATAGAGTAAGTACTATGGACTATTTGTGTAAACACGATATGTTAGATAATGGCGCATGGAGTTGGTGTGTTTCTAACCCAGAACTCGATGACCAATTTAAATGGTGGCATCCTAAATTAAGATACAGGTCACTGGACTTAGACGCAGGATTAAACCCATCTGGATTGGGCGGCATAGGACATAAGGAAGTACCTACACAATGGAATCAGTCTTGGATGCAAATTGTTTCTGAAACTTCATACATGGTTCCGTTTTTTACGGAAAAATCTGTACATGCTATTATGGGTAAGAAACCTTTCTTAATAGCAGGTTCTCAAAAACAACATCAAGCGTTAAAAACAATGGGATTTGTGTTGTATGACGAACTGTTTGATTACTCATTTGACGATATAGAAGACTTAGACGAGCGTATGGAACAGTTAGTGTTGCAAGTTAAAAGATATTATCATAAAACCCCACATGAATTAAAGCAATTGAAAGAAAGCATACATGAAAAATTAGAACATAATCATAATAATATGATAAATATAGTAAATGAAGAAAAGCAGATACCGTCCATTATGTTTGAAGACAAATCTTTTCTAGAGGCAATAGATGATATACGCACAATTAGAACAATCCCTTACGCTAATTAACAAAGAGCTAAGTGAAAGCAAGTTACTCAGAACAACTAGTAACTTTGGTATGCTCAGAGGCAGGTCTATTGCAGACTTACTGTATTTGCAGACATTAGCATTGATTATGTTCAACCAGGATAAGAAGCAACGAGCATACTCTGTTGCGTATGCAAGGAAAACAACACAGTTTGGTCCTTATGCATTATTTAGAACAACGACTACTGATATTTACATGCTGGCATTTGCATTAGACAACCCAGACTACCAAAGTTTAAATATTAAAGATAGAGAACAGAAGATATTAAAGTCATTACAATTTCAGAACAGAAGACATTTTAATTTTGTAAAGAGAATGGCTGTGCGAGAACCAAATAGAAGTGAAACAACAGCATTCCTTGTACGATTAGAAACACAATTAAAAGTGTCGAACTCATTATTCAAGCAATTAAGACGATTAATTATAGATTGGGCAGATTTAAAGTATGCACAGAGACAGTTTGTAGTATCTAAGTTAATGCAACAGCAACAAATATTACGAGGCAAAGCAAGTGATTCATTTGAACATTTAAATGCTATGGCCCGTGAGAAAGAATATACTGATGCACAAAAAACGCCTAAAAAGAGTGCGTATGTGGATACTAAACCTATCCCTAAAGCTAAAATTCAAGGAACAACAGGTTCAGGTATAGGCAAGATTGCTGGTTACTGGGCAAGTGGAAGGAAAAAAATATGAAAATTAACGAAATAGTAGAACCGCGTGGAACGAGACCACACAGAACTGACCGACCTGATCCCAAAGTTATGAATGACTTCTTACAGAAATCAGCGGCAGTAGGTTCTCCGTCAGCAAAAGATCCTAACGTTATTGCAAAAGCTAGATCAATGTATGCCGCAGGCGGTTTAAGTGCCGACGAAGCATTTTCGATTGCTAAAGGTATTGTAAGGGCAGATAATAAAAGTGTAGGTGACGTAGACAAGGTCGCTGGCACACAAAAATTTAATCCTATGGCAAAGCAAGCTCCAAAAGGTATTGCTAAAGGCTGGGATGATACAACTCATGGGCATTTAAGAAAAGATAAAGCAATGAAAAGCATTGGGCCCGATGCTGAAACATCATATAGTAGAGCTAAAACCGGAAAAGGTAATTTTAAGTCAGGTGCAAACCTAGGCGGAAAGATCGGACAAAAGATTGCAGGCATAATGAATACTAGGATGAAATAGGCAATAATTAAAACTGTTTTTATGTCAAAAGGCATAAATAAGCATAACAAATACATTTTAGGAGAATAAAAATGGCACAAACTCAAAACGCAGGAGCGGCAGTAACCGCAGGTCACTACAGTGGTCTACCTTTAGCAGGTATCCAAATTGATTTCGGCGCAGACGTTTCAGCTAAATTAGCTGTCGACGGCGTTGTAGACGTATTATTAAAAGCATTCGGCATCGAAGGCTTAACACCAGTAGCAGTTGGCACAGTCGACGCAACAGGTGGAGCAGGACAAGGACTTAGAGTTCTATTTGAAGGTACGCATGGTACTGACACATATGATGGAACTAATTCTGAGACTTTAGCGGCTCACTTAGAAGACGTTACGATTTCTTTAGGAACAGTTGACGGTGTTAACTTAGCATTAGCTACAGTTGCCGCTTTCGAACTATAAGATATCACTATAACTACAATTAAAAAGCACACTTCATGTGTGCTTTTTTTTGACTGAAATAGATAAATAAACGTAACAACAGTATGTCGATAGATATACTACCAAGTTTAGGAGAAATAACATGGCACAGACAAGAGTAAACGGTGGAGTGGTAGAAGGACAACTATTAGTAGGTTCTTTAAGTCATTTCGTCATTGACGAAGTAGACGGAGTAGATGACATTAGTTCATTTGGTCACACAGCAGGCGTACCAAACAAAGGTGAAGCATTAGTAACAGCTTTAGCAACAATTTGTACACCAGTAATTATTACCTCAGTATCAGCAACAGTAATGCACGTTGCAGTAGAAGGTTCACCAACAGCGGCTAGAGTATTAGAAGCTATTCAACCTTCATTAACAGGTTCAGGCGCTAACGCAACTGCAACAGCAGGTGAATATAGAGTTGCTTAATTTTAACTAATTAAACAATTTTTAAAAGGCACACTTAGGTGTGCTTTTTTTTGAGTATCGTTCCGAGCTCGTATTTTTGACAATATAGATAAATACTACAAATAGCACGGAGACACACAATGCCAATGACAAGAACAGGCTCAATGGGAGCAGTAGAAGTACTAACTGGTAACATCGAATTCTTTACTTTGTTTACAAGTCTAGATATAACCGTAACAGGTGATTTTGCAGATGCTACACAAAAAGATTTTGAAAGTGTAGTACAAGTAATCGGACTTCGGGCAATGCCTACAGTGATGAATAATCCTGTATTTTTAAATGGAGTCGGTGCAAACTTATTAGAAAACTACGGCGCACCAAGTATGACCGGGGCAGGATACATTTTTAAATTTGCAACTGAACAGCCCGGCGCACACACACCATCAACATTAATAGACGAACTAGACCTTGTGGTACTAAATGCAGGGACTATTAATACTAAAACAGGTATTAATATGGAATTTACTAAACAGGATTTATTGTAAAATGGATGAGCGTAATCAACCACAGCCAGTAGAACAAGAAGTGTATGCACAAAAGGGTAACCTTGAGGCACACATTATTGCGGACATGCTCCGAATAGAGAGCATCACGACAGAATTAAGAGAATTCAAAGACGACACAAAACAAAGACTTAACAAACTAGAGAATTGGCTTGTAGCAATAGTCGGTACAAGTTTTACAACACTTATTGCTGTTGTAATCGGTTTAGTTATTAACTTGTTTGGAAAGTAATGAGATTAGCAGAACTAACAGAAGATACAATCACTGAAGCCAGGATGGTATGGCGTAGAAGTGGTAAGAAGATTAAACGTGCCGTTAGATGTACTAGTGGCAGACGTAAGGGCAGAGTAGTCAGTAATGTTTCTCAATGTTCAGCGCCAATCAATATGAAGAAGCGTATGACATTGAAAAAGACTAAAGCTCGTATGGGTGCAAGGCTTTCAAGAAAGTCGCAGAGAACAAAAAGACTTAACCCAGCAAGTCGAAGATTAAAAACATTAAACAGGCGATAATACATGAAATTTACAGATGTTAGAACTTTAGAAAGTGTACTGGTAGAATATGGAATGAATTCAGGTTCAAGTACACCGACTAGTCAACAACAGACAGGGGCAACTGCAAAAGCAAATGCAACAAGCAATGCACCTAAGCCTAAAGTAGACAAAGGTAGTCCTACTGTAACTCCTGGCCTCGATGTTAAAGACGTAGAGCCTGAGAAAGTTGAACCAACATATACAAAAACTAAAGCCAAAGATATAGAAGTAGATGCTGAGTATCACGATGATAAAGGCGAAGTAGTAGGCAAAGTAATTAGTAAAGTTGGCAACTCCCCGAATCCAGACAAAGTTGTAGTACAAGATCCTAAGGGTGAGTATCAACTGGTCGAACCAGATGAAGAAGTACAAGTACTTAATGCTAGTAAACTATCTAAGTTAAGTAAGTCTAATTCATCGCATCTTAAACTAAACAAAATAAAAACAGGCATGAAAAAACTTGTGCGTAAATTTAAGTTACGTGAACAAGGTGACGAGCAATTATTTGAAATCAATTTTAACAAACCTGACATAGCCAAAGCGGCATTAGATGTAAACATTAAATGTGGGTTTGAAGCAGAAACAGTTTGGAATGACGTTGCTAATAGCTCTGATGACGAAGACTGGTTAGATGACGAAAACTGGTACAACATCGAAGACTATGTGTACGAGCAAGAAGGTAGCAGAAGCGTAGAAGCAGTGCAAGAATCGTATAGAGAGTGGATGTATGATAAAGCATACGAATACGAAAGCGAGATTATTCAACGTATGGTATCAGACCGTAAAGAAGATGAAGAATATATAGACGCTTTTGTTGACGATAAATTAGACATGGATGAAGTTGAAGAGTACAAAGAATCATTTTTAGCCAGTGTAGATGCTGATGACAGAGACGAGTTTGCAGATTGGGACCTTCAAGCATTTGCAAGACAGTATGCAGAAGAAGTAAAAGAAGATGAACTTATAGAATGGCTCGAAGAAAGCATTAGAGACAATGGTGAAGCAATGGAAGAAGCCGTTGAACAAGCAGAAGAAGAGTATCCTATAGACACATGGGCCAGCGATGAACACGGTAGCTGGCTGAGTGCATTAAGTTCGCTAGACATATATCTGCATAACCCAAACAGTGGCGGCGGCGTAGAAGAAGTTGCCGCTGAACTAACACGTTGGACAGACAAGAGCAGTGAATTTAAAGAAGTAGAAGCAGGTGAATATCACAGCGGCTACGGAGCAGACCAGACGTACTGGCGTGTAGAAGATGACAGTTCAATTGAATCAGACGGCGGCACTGGTGCAGAGCTTATTAGTCCGGTATATGATTCACCTAGAGACATGCTACACGAAATGAAGAGCATGTTTGAGTGGATGTCCGGCGAAGGTGTTGAAACTAATAGAAGTTGTGGACTACATGTAACAATGAGTTTAAACAGCGAGACTCCTCAAGAAGTAAACAAAGTAAAACTTGCTGTGTTATTAGGCGACAAGTATTTGTTAAGTACATTTGGCAGATCCAGTAACAGTTATGCCAAGAGTCAATACGATAATTTAAAGAAAGCCGCAGAGAAATTAAAGTCAAATCCAGAAGATATGAAGTCTATAGAAGGGATTGAGAGAATAATCTCTAGCGGTATTAGTACTGGCAAGTTTAGTAGTATTAACTTCAAAACTGACAAAGACGGTACAACCGGTAACAACTTAATTGAATTTAGAATCGGTGGCGGTGATGATTATCACACTAATTTTGACATAGCCGCTAAAGCAGTTATACGTTATGCGGCTACAATGAGCTCGGCATACAGTGATCAAACACATAATACCGATTATGCAAAAGCGTTATTTAAACTGATTAACAGTTTAGACGCAGTTGATCCAAAAGACGAAGAGCGTATCAAAGGCAGATTCGATGTTGAACTTCCTATAGTAGATACAATTAAACCATTTTTCTCAAAAGGCGGATATATTGATTCAATGGATCATGTTGCTGTAGCAGTTAACAACTTAACTCGTTACAGAAAGTTAATTAGTCCAGGCGCAGATGAGGCATGGAAAGAAGCAGTTAAGAAATGGGAAACAGAAACAGGTTCGAAGCATGTAGAAGAAGCTACTGACGGTGAACCGATTACGGGTTATGCAAAACCTAGAAAATTAGCACCTAGCAAAGAAGCACCTGCATTTTTAAAGAAAGCACAAGAAGCCTTTGTAAATGCAATAGCACAAGCTGGGTATGATTTAAGCCAAAATTTAAATAGAGGATCACTGAATGCAAAAGCAATTGGTGTATTCCGAAATACATTAAAAGACTTTGAACTTGATTACAACAAACTTGATACTATGGTAAACGCTCAGGCTGACTATGTTACTAAAGACCGTGATATAGAACAACAAGCATTACTCAGTAGAATACAAAACGGTGTCAATAGATTGTTTAAAAAGGCAATTGTTACATTACCTGCATTCTTAACATCACCACAAGTTGAGAAAATTATAAAAGGGCTATGGCGAGCAAGCAACGGCGAAGCAACAACATCAGGCGAACAAGGTGACAAGTTCTTTAAAGCTATTGCTAAAGCAACAAATCAAGATGACGAGACAATTGCTTATGCATGGGATCAACTTCCTAAACGAGAGTGGAAGGTTTTTTATAGGACGTTGGTTAACGGATCGTATAACTCCGCCGGTATTAACAAAGACGGCAGTTGGTTTAAAGTAGGTAATCCTGTTAACGAAAAAGGTGTAGAACAACTAATAAAGCACTTGGACAGTTATGAAGACTATGACCACCCAGTTGCAGTAGGACATAATCCTAACGGCACTGGCGATGACGACTATACTGATAACGCATTAAGCAAGATGATAATTAAACTAAGAGCACGGTTTGATGAACTAACACGAATAAAAGAAACAAACCCTGCAATGTACTACGACTCAGCCGCTGAAGTCAGTGAGTTAATAAAGGCAATGACTCCCAAGCTGACTACTAATCCAAACCACCCAATGACGGACTTTGATCCTGCACTAAACGATATAGACCCTCATAGAGACTCAGATGACGGATTGGACTATTTTGGTATGACATATTCAACAACAGAAGAACTTATGAAAGTTGTTGCACTTATTGACAACCAAGAAGCACCTGACCCATTTAGTAGTGAACCTATGTCTCGTGTCAGAGATCTAATGCAACAATATATAAGAGATGTATTTGACAGGCACTTTAGAGCTAAGAACCGATACGGCGCCGATGTGTTCGATGCAGGTAAGTTACCTGTATTGTTGAAGGCACGAACAGATGCAATATCTAACTTTATAAACGGTGTAGATAAAATATCACAGAAACTAGGATTTGATTCTGCTAACATTGATGTAGACAAGAAAACACAATTAATGCAGAAGCAAAAGAAGTTTATGGATAAGCATGGAGAGCAACGACTTGCAAAATTAAATGCTTGGTCGTATGGCGGAGAGGTATATTATGCAAAGAGTACAGTAGGATCCGCAAACAAATTAGCAAACATGACAGACGAGGAAATTTCAAATGCGTTTGATATGAATGCGTCCATGCATAAGTCTAAGTACCGCGATGTGTTAGTAATGCCACATGCCCACAAATTTACAGCCTTGCAGGCTCAGGAAATCTATGACAATGTTCAACGTTACGGCAGTAACTGGAGATACGATATATCAATAAGGATACTTGCAAAGTTCAAGATGGTGTACGAGATAGAATTTAAAGATTTAAACAGTAGATATGTTTCTTGGAAACAAGACCTTGCCTTAATAAAGTTGACAAAACAAAAGAGAGTTGCAATAACAGATGAACTGGGTGACGGCAGAATAGGCGGAAAGCCATATGACTTCGCACCACTAATTCCACAACAGTATTTACAAGGCCCACACGGAGAACCGTTTGATTTAGGTTCAGCGGCGGCATGGGCCTCACAGAACCCAGAACTGTCTAAAAAAATAAAAGCAGAAGAGACCCCAATGAATAAAGAAAGTGTATTTGATAAATTTGATAAGTTGCCGTTGGAAGAGCAGATAAACATTATTAGTAAAATTAGCAAAGAAAAAATTGATAAAATTTACGAAGCATCAAAGGATATTCCTAGTGGACAACACCTATGGAACGTGGCATATAAAGATGGTAGTAATAAAGAAGTAATGGCGTCAAGTCCATATGCTGTTTATCTACAATTAGCACCTGGGGTGCGCCATCCGGAGAAGCAAAAGAAAGCATTGGGAATCAAAAGTATAAAAAAAGTGAGCCAGCCTAATCGAAAGCCTAAAGGCTCGTTTGGATTTAGCAATAAAGGTTTTACTAAAGATCGAAGAGAACTTAAAAAAGCTAAAGATACAGAGTTTAAGAAAGACCCGGATTCATATGTACATGATAGAAATAGAGTTGGAGTTGAGGAAAATGTACCAGACTTTAAGCAAGTAGATACAATAAATGATTTACTAGCAGACCATTTTCCTGTAGGCGACCTTAAAAAGCAAATGTTGGCTTACCAAGCAATACCTGTTCCTGCAATGCTAGACAATTTTAGAAGGTTGCGAGCAGAGGCCGGCGACGATGCATGTGCGAGAAATATACTACAGATGTTTGTAGGTGTATTACCAGATGCAACGAAAGCACAGATTAATTTATCTGAATGGAGCAAACAGCACGTTACTAAACTAATTAACGAGTATACTGACTTAGGTGTTGAAAAAGATACTATTATTAAAACTATTAGCGGACTAGATGCCAGCAATGAGCAACATGCTAATATACTAGATAGAATTTACAAATTACTTAACAGTGACCATATTGGTAAAACGTTAGACAAAGCATTTAGTTTTCCATTAATGGACGAGCCACTATCAGATAAGCAAAAATTAAAAGTTATACAAGATGTAACAAGGATAATCGGCGGACTAGACAGTGACTATGGCACAATGAGCGGCTTCATAGCACGTTTAGAGAAACAAGGCACTGTAGTAAACATTAAAGAGTTAAACAAACCTATTAACAGTTTCCAAGCAGTGTTCGGAGATGATATATCTATATCAGCCTTTAGGGCATTAACATCATATGGTGTTGGTGTTAACCAAAAAGGTCCAGGTGAATATGGCTTGGCATGTTTAAGTAATCAGATTAGCCTTGCAGTAGGTGAAGGTGACTTGGAGATCAAGGGCATAGGCAAAGTAGAACTTAAAGCGGCTACTAGTAGCACAGGCGGAAGAATTGGTTACGGCGGCGGAAGTCAAAAGGCTAAGAGAGCAGTTATCGACAAGTACGCAGAATACATTCCAACTATTATGTCATCCATTGGCGGACAAGGTGGAAGTTTAGGTTGGACTAAATTTATAAACGGTTTGAACGTAGACTTACCAGCAACTGATGTAAATAATCAGAAAGTAAGAAAAGCAATAGCACAGGAACTATTCACAATGGATATGGAAGGCTATGCTGGCCCATTATGTGATGCTATAGCAACGCAGACGGATATAACCCAACTTGAAAATGTTTACTTAACACAAAACTTCTTATGGTATAAGAACAGAGATGATTTTGACGGGCTATTGCTAATAAGTATACCTAATATGAAAACTGCAATGATTAAGAATGAAAAAGATTTGATTGCATTTAGACGTAGCGGACATTCAATGTCAACGTCAATTAGTGTTATACCAACACAAGCAGGCGCTGGTAGAGAGCAATGGGCTCAGTTAAGTCTTAACAAAGGTGTACTATAGTGAGAACAACAGACTTTACAAGTTGCCCTAGAACAAAAGCAAAGACGTGCGAGTGTGCTAGTGTTAGTACTATCCAGGAAGCACAAGAAACAGTTAAAGCAGTAGTGCAACTAGAACATGTTGAAGGCGACATTACTGGTGCAATAGTTATGAAGCAAGAACCTGATAGCCCTACTATTATACGAGGTATAATTAAAGGACTTACTCCGGGTAAACATGGATTCCATGTACACGAATTTGGTGACCTAAGCGATGGTTGTGCAAGTGCTGGTGGACATTACAATCCAGATAACAGTGAGCATGGCGGATTGTCTGACGGACACATCGGTGATTTAGGAAACATTGTTGCTAACGAGGACGGCATCGCAAAATTTAAGATTGTTGCTAGGCGTGTGGATTTAACTGGCGAGCGTAGTATTGTTGGCAGAGCAATAGTTATACATGCAGGCGAAGATGACTTAGGCACAGGCGGTGACGATGAAAGTCTTAAGACAGGCAATGCTGGCGATAGATTAGCATGTGGTGTTGTACGATTGAGAAAGGGCATAGAAGAAAGTTATGTTAGACCAATACACGAAAAGACTTTTGCTAGAAACGAGTTACCGCAAATTAATAGACAGCATATACAAGATTCCGACTTTAACTATAAAGAAGGCGAGATGACCATAGATAAGATTAAGCCAGTACAGACTCAACGTGTAGATGGCTTGGCAAAGAAATCTCGAGATGTATTTTTAAACAATGAAGACAAACCGTTCATAGTAGACAAAAAGGGTTACTTGATTAATGGGCACCATAGATTTGATGCCGCAAATGTATTAGGTATTAAACGTGTAAAAACGATTATGATAGATGCAGACATTGAAGAAGTAATGCAAGTCTTTTCACATACCAGTAGTGAGCAACAAGTAATGGCAGAGAATTACTTTAAAGATTTACTTAAATCAAAACTCCTCAAAAAATAATAATATAAATACTGCTATGCTTATAGCGGACATTAATAATCCATTTAGACAATTTATGCAAGACTGTGGACTTGATGTCACGCATGTACCTCCGACATCGAGAGATTCTGTGTTTGCAATGAGTGGCTGTTTTGAATGGACTCCACCTGCAGATAGGACCAGTCCTGTTACCATTGAGTTCCTGAAACGGAGTATCATGGACCCACTACTGTATGTAATCAGCTTAGATGGCTTTGATTCAGATGTGATATTTAATACATGGCAAGAGTACAACAGCGAACACACTCTAATACCTAAGTACATCACGAACAATCCTTATGCAGTAGTTCTGTTTGAAAACGGTGCAGAAGGGCATTGTGACAAGCACATATTCGAGTTTATTCACCAAGTTAAGCAGTCTTACAAGCTCGCTACAGTGTTTTACGGCAATAGTTGTGTCAATATAGCAGATAAGTTTAAAACGTTTAATTACGACACATTTAAGGTGCTTTATACTAGAAACTATAAAGAAGACATAATGTTACAGCTAGATATTACTGCTGAATTCGACTTTAACACACCTAAAAAACATCTATTTAATTGTTTAAACAATGCTCCTAAGCCACATAGAGCGTTATTACTAGGCGCATTTATAAAAAACAGTTTGCAGGATAACATACTAAGTAGCCCAGATGTTCCCTTTGAAGAAGTTACACACAATACTATGGATTACATTAGTAAGAACCTTAACAGCATTGCAGATATAAAGAAGGGTGTTAGTTATTTAGAAGCACTATCACAGCATTACCCTATAAAGTTTGATGACAGAGATGCAGATGTTGTACACATGAAAGCAGTAAGTAACAGTAGTTCGTTTTATGCTAACATGTTCAATTGTGACATACAACTAGTAACTGAGTCTATGGTAGGCGACTGTTTATACATAACTGAGAAAGTTTTTAAGCCTGTAATACAAAAACAGCCGTTTATGTTGTTAGGCCCAACTAGAATGTATCAGCATTTACGACAAATGGGATATAAAACATACGACCATTTGTTTGATGACATACAAATGTATGATACCGAAACAAATGTTATACACAAAATAGACATGCTAGTGGACAATCTAGAGACATTGCAAATGAAAAAGGATAATCCGAGTCTATGGCAGGACATAGTAGCACAAAGTAAAGAGTGCGCCGAACATAATTATACATTATTCCAAACTAATTCATCATATATACTGGAAAACATTAAGACAGACTTAGATGGCTGGCTAAAAGTGTACACAGATTATGAGAAAATATTTAAAGAAAGATAAATAACAGTATGAAGATATCAGACATTGTATTAAACGAATTTGCATCAATGGGTGGCATGAGTGCCGGTGCAGTAGCTACTGTGGTAAAACCGATAGCTAATGATGCACAGCGTATAGCCCAACGTCCAAAGAAGCCTAAGAAAACTAAGTGGGCTCACAAAAAGCCAGGTCCCAAAGCTAAGAAAGAATCAAGTATCATAAAGAGATAGCATGAAAGTATTAGCATCCAAAAACGGACCAACCGTAGTAAGTTCAAAAGAGTTTCACTTCTTTGACAAATTATCGCACGAAAAAGGTATATATGAGTACGAACTCAATGAAAATGAGTTATACACTGCCCAGCAATTAAGACAACGTGGACTAGTAATAAGAGTAAATGATAATGGCAAAGCAAAATACAAAGCAATCAAGCAAAGGTAAATTAGACAACAAACAAGTTGCTAAGAAATTAGAAACAGCAACTAAAAATGTTCTGTCTAAAGGTATGTACTTCTCTGTGAAAAGAAATGATGGATACTTTGATATTGTACTTGCTACTAATAGAACAGCAGTGTGTAAAAATGTGTACTTGCCTGAAACAGCAAGAACAATCGTAACAACATTAAACACTACTGCTAAGAGAAAACTCTCCCCTACAATTAATATAATTAATTCTGCAATTCGACAGTATCAGGATGAAGTATCAAAGCATTATAATGATCTAATATTTTATAAACATACAATGCGTACTACTGACGACAATGAAAAATTCTATGTTGTTGAGAGTAGAGCGGACATGTCTATGATGAAATTACGTGATTCTAAAGATCATTTGCATTCGCATATACATACCTCCTATTAAACGGTTGATTTTTCAATACCCTTTTTTATAGTTTTTGATAAATACAAATAACAATTTAACTTTTATCGGGAAAGAACATGAAAATTACAAATTTTAACCAAACGCCAAAGAAACGAATTAATCAAATTAATTCTTATCTTAAAGAGGCTCATGGTGTGCAAGTCAAAGGCTTACACAGCAAGACCAAACTTGAAACTATTAAAGAAAAAGCAGAACAAACTCTTATAAGATTACGAAACACAAATCGTAAGTTTAACTTAGATCCAGAATACGCAAAGTTTTTAGGCGTAAGAGATGTTATCGAAGTTATGCTTTCTGAAGGCATGTATGCAGAAAGTCCTGCAATGCAAGAAATGAAATCAGGCATTGTATCCGAAGTTAAGGCTTTAATGGACGGCGGTTACACAATGGACGAAGCAAGTAAAGAGTGCATGAACAAATTCAGAAAGGACACCCGATATGCCCATGATGACGAATTTGTACTGCCAATAGTACTTAAAGCGGCTAAAGACTACATGGAAGCATGTAGCTCAATGAGCGAAGAAGTTAAACAAGAGTTTCCAGAAACAGATATCAACGAATACTTATTCCAAGAGATGGCAAAAGAAGTTGGAATGGAAATAGACAACGTTGAAGCATTAAAGGCAATTGAAGAAAAACTAGGCATGTTTGCTGAAGTAAGTGGCAAGAGCAGAGAGTCTGTTGTAGGCTTCTTAAATGGTTTAGAAGAAGATGCAGTTGCAAACGGTATTCAAATGTTTGGTAAGAAAGTTGCAGAACAAAATAAATTTACAGGTGCTAGAAAAGATGCTATTGCACAAGGTAAAAAGTCTTTTGAAGTAGACGGAACAGAATTTGATATTACTGGCGATACTAAAGATGAAAAGAGTCAAGCAAAAGAAAGCATGTTCGATGACATCATCGGTGACATGATTTCAGAAGAAGTAGAAGTGGAACAAGCAGAAGTGGTTATGGCACTTAGAGCCTTAGCAGACGATGTACAAGACCACGTTGAAAGAATTGGCAGAATGATTAACGAAGACCTTCCTGCTATTGTAGATCAAATGAAAGCAGAGTTTGGCGCAGAACAGGCAGTTCAAATGAAATCTAATATGGAGCAAACGCTTCAATCAGTATTAGATGGAAACAAAGCAGGTAAAGACGGATTGGACAGCGTTATTGCTGGACTAACTGGACAGGGAACGGGCATGGTGGATGCACCAGCTGAACCTGGACTTGACACTGGACTTGAACAACCTGCATTAGGCGGCGAAGAAGAGCCTGCATTGGATAACGTACCTGCCGCGGCTGGCCCAGAAGATGAGCCACTAGGTAGAGCATCAGTAGAGATTTAACATGAAGATTAACGAAGTATTACTCTTCGAACTATACTTCGACGACTTACAACTTGCTATTAAAGACAGAATTGTCCAGCAAGTTGGGTCCGACGTTAGTGAGATACCAACGGAAGAATTCCGTAAGAGCCTCGCAGACGACGGATTTTTGATGAGCACGGATGAACTCATCAAGGCGCTCAATGACATGGAAGTCATTGATAGTGCGGACGAGAATAGTATCGTGCCTAAAGGCAAAATTGCCAATGATGTAACTGACCCAGATGCAGAAGATCAAGGCGTTGATGTTGGTGCAATGGCAGATGACCAAGCATTAGGTGCCGTAAAAGACAACCTCCCACAATAAGCATAAACTAAATATGTTTAATGTCAACACAACTTAATAAGTTAGCAACTCCATTCGCCAGTATTAGGCAATTACCTTTTGATGAGTATGTAAAGAGATTTACAGCAGGTATCACTAGGATACATATTCACGATACATATTACGAACAAACGGATTTTGCACCCGGTATATGGGACTTCTTTGAAGGTACCCAAACCACTGACAAGTACAATAACTCACTAATAGACCACAACAACATACCCGCAGTATATAAGCATCTATCTTTAGACACACCCGGCAAGCCAGCACAGGTGTTAGCAATGACACACAATGATGTTGACTTAACGCCTGAGCAGAAAAAACAGAAAGAGCGAGTGTGGGACAAACTACTAGATGTAGGAATGGACGATGAGGAATGGTTTGCATCTTTCCCTGATATCACTTACCGTATAAACAGTTTAGGTTTGCGTACTGACTTAGAAGTAGACGACTTGGTACCTAATGAGTTTATTCCAGTGTTTGGTTGTAGTCACACATTTGGGTTAGGTATGCCAGCAGAGAACTTGTGGCATAACAAACTTAGTGAATCTCTTCCTATATTTAATGTAGGTATATGTGGTTCAGGTATAATGGATGTTTATTTGTTATTAACACAGTTATACAACGAGAAGCCGTTCAACAAAGCATACGCAGTTATACCCCACAACGAACGTATGTCACAAGTTAGTAAGAAAGGCATTATCGAGGGCGGCGCCCATGCACAAGCGTCAGCATTCTTAAATGAGTTTAAAGGTGTAGATGACGGATATCCACTACAGACACAAAACATGATTTTGATTGTGGTACAAGAAGCATTAGAGCATTTTTGTAAAGCAAACAACATCGAACTAGTAATGTACTCTAACTTTACTGTTGGCGGACAACTAGATTATCATAAATGGGGACTACTTTGTCCTCCAATTTTTAGACCAGCAAAGGCTATTATACCTAAACTAGAAACAGTTAATCCTAAGAAGCACACAAAAGAGCAGATACTTGATTCTGTTGCCAGAGATAAGATACACTATGGTCACAATTGGCACCGCAAAATCGCAGAGATATTGCAATGTCGTTAACTTTAGCTGAATTAGGATGCAACAAGACAGCATACATACAAGCATTGCCTAATAATACACGAATGGCTACTCAGTTGCTAGAGCAAGGCTTTGCAGTTGGTACTAAGGTATCAGTGGCTAATATTGCACCCTTTGGAGGCCCACTTGCAGTTAGATTGCATAACACCAAAATATCTATAGGAAAGGGCATAGCAACACAGATAATAGTCAAAAAAGGTTGACAAACACCATCAAAGGTGTTATAATAAGCACTTATAGGAAAATGGATAACATTATATGTTAATAGATAAGATTCAATATAAAACTTTAGAACGAATTACTACCAAAGAAGGTAGACGCTATGTGGGAGACGATAATGTCCCTGTACCTAGTGTGACCACTGTACTTGATAAAACATCTGACAAGACTGCCTTGATTGCATGGCGTAAACGTGTCGGTGATGCTGAAGCAAATAGAGTAAGTACCGAAAGTGCTGGCTTAGGAACTAAAGTGCATAATGCGTTAGAGAAGTTCATTCTAGAAGAAGACTACGAAATCAAAGGAAATAACTTTGTAAGTATACTTGCAAGGGATATGACTAACCTAATGATTAACGAAGGCTTCGGTGATGTTAGCGAAGTATGGGGAACTGAGGTTGGCTTAATTGCTCCTGGGCTCTATGCTGGAACAACTGACTGTGTAGGAATACATGGCGGCGAAGAAGCTATTATTGACTTTAAGACTAGTAAGAAAATTAAAAAAGAAGCGTGGGTTCAAGACTACTACTTACAGTGCTGTGCCTATGCACTAGCACACAATGAGATGTACGACACTAATATTAGAAAGTGTGTTATTCTTATGGTTAGTAGAGATGTTGAATTCAAACAATATACAATCGAAGGTGACCAGTTTGACCATTATTGTGGTCTGTGGGCACAACGTTTAGAGCAATATTATCAGTCTATTCTATGAAGCAAGTAGTATTAGTACAACATGCTATAGGTGAAGTTGGGCTAGATAATTTTGGTGTTATCGACCTTGTATTACCTGAACTTAAAGACGGTGAATACTTAATAGAAAATATCTATTGCGGTACAGATCCTTACATGCGTATTTCGATGAACCCAGGTGAAGTGTTTCCTAACTACCCGATGATAACTCTCAATGAAGGGATACCAGGCGAGTCAGTAGGCAGAGTTATAGAAAGCAAAAATGCAGACTTCCCAGTTCATACACACTTGTGGCATAAGAAGGGTTGGCGCACACATGCAATAGGTAATGGCGATACCGAACATTTTAAGTTAACTCCTGGCACAGATATGGAAAAGTATCTAACGTTTTATAGCCTAGTAGGAAGAACAGCATACTATTCCTTAACTAAGGTATTAAAAGTTAATGTTTCGGATACTGTTGGTGTAAGTGGAGCAACAGGTGGTGTTGGTAATATGGTTGTACAATTTGCAAATCTTATGGGCTGTACTGTATACGGACTTACTAGCACACAGGAAAAAGCAGACTTAGTAAACGAGTTAGGCGGCACTGGTGTTGTCGTTCCTCGTAAAACACCTTTAATGAAAATGCGAGCTATTATATCAGGTGCGTGTGAGCCGTTCGATGCTTACCATGAGAATGTCGGCAACGATTATTTCTTTAGTGCTTTGCAGAATATGACTTACAGCGGCACAATGTCCTACTGTGGCGTAATGTCTTTGTATCAAAATATAGTGCCAAGCGGTGGACCTAACCTTTTTGCCCTAACAACAAAAGATATAACCATTCGTGGTTGCAATATGACTAAAGACTTAGTGTATGGTTCCGAAGAATGGAAACAGCAATTTAATTGGACTGATGAATTCCACCAATTTATAAACGACCATATTGACGAGTTACAATGCGTTAATACTATGTACGAAGGCATCGAATCAATGCCACAACAGTTTGTAGATCATTTTACACCAAAAACTCCTCGTTCTGGTAAATCTTTGTGCAGGATATGAAACTAGAATTGCTCAAAGTGATAAATACATTTATAAGAACATATTGGAGTTTACATAGTGTCACATCAAGACAATGCAAATTTAAAAATTATTATCAGCAGAATCCAACAAAGGCGAGGATTAAAGCAGGATTTACCACATCCGCTTAGACCTGGCGAGATTGGCTTTGCTACAGATAGCAAACAAGTTTATATTGGCGCTGACACAAATGATGCCATCAGTGCAACATACAATAAGACTGTAACATTAGAAGGCACCCTGGGTGCTTCTGCTAGAACACTTAGTTTAGCAAACAGTCAGATTATTAAGTTCACAGTTCCGCATATTAGATACACGAAAGGCTCGGGAGAGTTTGACGGTGTAAGTAAATCTAAATCATGGAAAGCAAATACTACTTTAATTGGTACAGCCAACTTAACAAATGCCGCGGGCACCAGTCTAGCTAGAACTGTGTTTGACAGTATTGTAAGTGGTAATAACTCTATTAACCAAAACCAAACAAGCAGATCCTTTACAGCAGATGATATCACAGTTTTACTTAACGGAGTAAAACAAGATGGTGATAGCAGTGGTACAGGTGCATTAGTAAATACAGCATATGATTACAACTTTGTAAGTGCTAATACTTCCACAGCGGATCATTCATTGTACTTAGGTTTTGCCCCACAAAATTCAGATGATGTTGCTATTACATATTACGGCAACACACATGTTAACCACATTATATCAAATACAGTTATTGCAAGCGGAGCCGCTACAACTGGCTTCTATGCTAACATGAGTATTCCTGATTATAGACATATTGACAGTAGTTTAGTAATGGTTAACCCACAAATCGGCACAGGCTTTATTGGCTTAGAAAAGAAACACATTGACGTAGTTACAGAAGGACTTGGTATTGCAAATACTAGTAGTATTTCTGCCGCTAATGTTGTGTTTGTTAAAGACCCAGCAGACCCGAGTTTAATCACAGGCAGTGGCGCAAGCACAGTATATAGTGGTATCGGTAGAGTTACAGCAGGTACGCCAACAGCTGGAGTTGTTACATTTGATACTGGACAAGAAAACCTGGTGTTTACAGCATTACCAAATGCATCAGCAGGGTATAACGGCTATGTATGGACAGAAGGCGCAAGCCATATTGGTGTTATAGGCACAGCCTCACAAGCACCATCAAGAACTACATGGTACCATAATAAACTTTTACCAATTTCTGCAAACAGCGTTGCTAATACATTTAGTGTAACACTTCCATCAAATACATGGTCAACAGGCAGAACTGTTACAGCCGCAGTTGATGCCTCTAGTACAGTTACACTTACTGCAAACGTTTCAGGTATTGTAATAGGCGACAAAGTTGAGTTTACAGGTAGCGCCACTTTGGTAGGAACAGAATATCCAGTAACCGGTGTGAACACTGGTACAGGTACATTTACAATTACAGAAGCAGGATTGACTGTTGGTATTACATCTGGATTGGACTTCTTTAACAGAGGACAATCAAGTGGTGCAACTACTATACAGGTATTCAGTCCAGAACATGGTTTTGCGGCAAGCACTAGTACAGGTCTTAATATAACAGGCAGTGATACTACGGCACAGATTGCAGATGCAACTTTTAGTTTAGCGGACACTGTTGTTACTAACAATACATTTTATATAGATTCTACTACCGAAGTAACAGGTAATGTTACGGGTAGCCTCACTCCAAACGTTTCAGCCGTAGTAGCTGATGACGAGTTAACTATTAAACCTGCTTACTTACTAGATATTTCCGGTGAGCCAACAGTTAACGGTGTGATCTCATTGGTAAATGGTAAGAATCAATGGTTCGGTCTTAGTTTAAAGCCAGGAACAACTGATGAGATTTACATTACTAGTGATGATCAAACTCAGTACAGAATAATTAATGATCCACAAGATACTATAGATTCATTTGGTGAACTAGGTTTCACTAGTGGTTCACATGCAACAAGATCACTCAACACAGTTAAAGCAAAATTAGAAGTTTGGTTAAATAAAATTCTAAATGACGAAGATGTAAACATAGTTAGCGGTGTGTATATAAACAGTAAATACAGCGATAGTGCAGATGTCCAGGCAATGGAAACTTGGAAAATTAATGTTGATACTACTAACGGTGAAGTTAACTTCGATAGCAGTGATGAAGCAGGCGCTTTTGCAGAACTAGTTAACAGACTATACTTTAAAACTAACGATCCCGACAAACGAGGATTGGTAACAATTAAAACTAATATTGAGATGCTTACAACTCAATCATTAGAATCAGGACAATCAGAAACATTTTATTCACAACCACAGCAATTAACAATTGGCTCTGGTTCAGGTATTGCCCTTACAGACTTAGGCACAGACGCTACTGCTATTGACACATTGTTTATTGACTATTCAATTGTCGGTCAGGCATTAGACTCTGCCAACAGTGCTGTAACTAGGTACTACAATCAAACTGGTACATTATTTTACAATGGTAATCCACTCGCAGGCACAGACGCTACTGGCAATGTTGCTGGTGCAGTGACATTACAGGATGTATCTTCTTCAGCACACGACACAAACTTATCCACTGGTAACGCATATTACTCAGGTCAGATTGTATTCTCAGGCGCCATGGCAAACGGTACAGTTTCTATAGCGGCAGATAACAATGTTACACCTCCTACTAGTAACGCAGTAATGAAATATGTTGTTCGTAAGTGGAAGTCTCAATAAAGAATAGAGTATGTTCGATAAAACTACCGATGTTGAAAAACGTCTGAAAGAGTTCAGGACTATCCGCCGCGAGTCGAATACCGAGGAAGATGTCTTAGAATACTTCTCCCAAATCAAAATACACAATAGGTACTTGGACTACTGGTCTCCTGCAGATTGGATGTCACCATTTGATATTATTGAGAATGGATATTTTTGTACTACAGGGCTTTCTATACTGCTATACAATGTACTGGCGAATTTAAAGTTCATAGATCCTGCGGAAACAGAGTGGAAAGTGATAAGTAATCATGTTACAGGAAAGGATGGAGCAATCTTTATATCCGATGGATTTGCATATAATCTGATCCCTGGTAACAAGGTATTATTTGTGGATAACACAGACAAGTACATTATACTTCAGGACTTAAAAAACATAGAAGTTCCTATCATATAATCTTGACATTCAGTTGAAATATGCTATAATAGGAACATAGATACAGAACATATATAACAGAGAACATATTTAACAGGATAAACAATGCAGGTACAGAAGAGAGACGGGCAACTAGAAGACTTAAATATTGATAAGTTACACAAGGTTGTTATGTATGCCGTTGAAGGCATAACAGGAGTTAGTGCGTCAGAAGTAGAGATTAACTCACATATCCAATTTTTCGATAGAATTTCATCAATCGATATACAAGAAACCCTTATTAAAAGTGCGGCAGACCTCATTAGTGAAGAGTCACCGAACTACCAATATGTGGGTGGCAGGCTTATTAATTATCATTTAAGAAAGGAAGTTTACGGTACGTTTACTCCTCCTTGCTTATGCGACATTATTGATAAGAACATTGACATCGGGTTTTATGATAAAGAGTTTACTGAGCTATATACTAAAGATGAAATAAATCAATTACAAGAATACATCGACCATGCTAGAGATGAGTATTTAACTTATGCGGCAATGGAACAATTCCGTGGTAAGTATCTAGTACAAAACAGAGCAACTGGTGAGATATTTGAAACACCACAAGTAGCATATATAATGATAGCGGCTACATTGTTCAGTAAGTATCCTGCAGAAACTAGAATGAGATATGTTAAAGCATATTACGATGCTATCAGTACTTTTAAAATATCTTTGCCTACGCCAGTTATGGCAGGTGTAAGAACACCGCAACGACAGTTTAGTAGTTGTGTATTAATTGAGACAGATGATAGTTTAGACAGTATCAATGCAACAAGTAGTGCAGTGGTTAAGTATGTAAGTCAAAAAGCAGGCATAGGCATTGGTGCAGGAAGCATTAGAGCAATTGGCTCAGCTATCAGAAGTGGAGATGCAACCCACACAGGAGTTATTCCATTCTTTAAACTATTCCAGTCAGCAGTTAAGTCATGCTCACAAGGTGGAGTAAGAGGTGGAGCGGCAACATTATATTATCCTATTTGGCATTTAGAAATCGAAGACATGCTTGTACTAAAGAACAACAAAGGTACAGAGGATAACAGAGTACGTCATATGGATTATGGTGTACAGTTTAACAAGTTAATGTATGAGCGACTTATTAGTGGCGGCAATATTACATTGTTTAGTCCTAGCGATGTTCCTGGACTGTATGATGCATTCTTTGCAGACCAAGAAGAGTTTAAAGAGTTATACGAAGCGGCAGAAAAACGTACAGACATACGTTTTAAAACTATTAAAGCAATTGATCTGTTCAGTAACTTTATGCAAGAAAGAAAAGATACAGGTAGAATTTACTTAATGAATGTGGACCATGCAAACACACATGGCTCTTTCATAGAAGACCTTGCACCTATTAGACAAAGCAACCTATGTTGTGAAATTAACTTACCCACTAAGCCGTTAACACATATTAACGATGAAGAAGGTGAGATTAGTTTATGTACTTTAAGTGCAATTAACTGGGGTGCAATTAAGAAGCCAGCAGATTTTGAGAAAGTATGCGACTTGGCAGTTAGGGCATTGGATGAATTATTGGACTACCAGGAGTATCCAGTAATAGCCGCTGAACTAAGCACAATGAGTAGACGCCCACTAGGTGTTGGTATTATTAACTTTGCATATTGGTTAGCAAAGAATGACACAACATACCAAGATCCTAACTTAGAGTTAGTAGACGAATGGGCCGAAGCATGGAGTTATTACTTGATTAAAGCAAGTGCTAACCTAGCCATTGAGAAAGGCGTAATTAGTAAGAACATGGAAACAAAGTACGGACACGGTATTACACCTAACCAAACATACAAAACAGACGTTGACGAATTAGTTAAGCACCAAGAACGTATGGACTGGAAAGGATTGCGTAAGCAACTTAAAGAAACTGGCATCCGTAACTCAACACTAATGGCACTTATGCCAGCAGAGACATCAGCACAGATTAGTAACAGCACAAACGGTATTGAACCGCCACGCAGTTACGTTAGTATTAAACAAAGTAAGCATGGCGTACTTAAACAAGTAGTGCCAGGCTATCCAAGACTTAAAAATAAGTACGACTTACTGTGGGATCAGAAGTCACCAGAAGGCTATTTGAAGATAATGGCTGTTCTACAAAAGTACATTGACCAAGGCATTTCGGTAAATACATCTTACAATCCAGAACACTTTGAAGATGAGAAAGTACCGTTGTCTGTATTGCTACAACATCTTATTATGTTTTATAAATATGGTGGCAAGCAGTTATACTACAACAACACATACGATGGACAAGGCGAGATTGATATAAACAAAGATGACGAGCAACAATCGCTACCCACGACTACTTTTGTAGATGATGAAGATTGTGAGAGTTGTAAAATATAACCAAGAAGGAACTATGCTTTGCTAAAGCAAAAAAAGAAAAAGAGAAGAATGAGCGTATTAGACATAAAAAATAAGGCAGACCACACTAAAGCAAAAATGTTTTTAGATTCACGCGGTACGCCAAACGTACAACGATTTGATGTTGTTAAATACAGACAGTTTGAAAAGTTCACAGAGAAGCAACTAGGTTTCTTTTGGAGACCAGAGGAAGTTGACATTGTAAAAGATGCTAAAGACTTCAAAGACCTTACAGACTTTGAAAGACATATTTTTACAAGTAATCTTAAAAGGCAAATAATACTAGACAGTGTGCAAGGACGTTCACCTAATCTTGCTTTCTTGCCTATAGTAGGAATCCCAGAGTTAGAGACATGGATTGAAACTTGGGCATTCAGTGAAACAATTCACAGCAGAAGTTATACGCATATCATTAGAAATGTGTATCCAGATCCTAGTAAAGTATTTGATGAGATGCTTAACAATAAGCAAATAGCAGATTGTGCCGATAGTATTACATCAACATACGATGCACTTATAGAGTTTAATCATGCTCGAGAGCGTGGACTAGTTAGTTACAATGAATACGAGCATAAGAAAGCATTATGGTTATGTATTATGAGTGTTAACATTCTTGAAGGTGTACGTTTTTATGTATCCTTTGCATGTAGTTGGGCATTTGCTGAACTCAAGAAAATGGAAGGCAACGCTAAGATTATCAAGTTTATTGCTAGAGATGAAAATGTGCATTTAGCTAGTACACAAACAATGTTAAAATTGTTGCCAGCAGATGACAAAGACTTTGCTAAGATTAAGGAAGAGACTAAAGACGAATGTAAGCAAATGTTCCTAGACGCTGTAGAGCAAGAAAAGGCATGGGCAGACTACTTGTTTAAAGATGGTAGTATCATCGGACTTAATGCAGAACTGTTAAAGCAGTATGTAGAGTTTATTGCAGGCAAACGTATGAGAGCGGCACAAATAGAAACAGATTTTAATACTGGTACAAACCCTCTACCTTGGACACAGAAGTGGATAAGCGGTGGCGAAGTACAAGTAGCACCACAAGAAACTGAAATCAGCAGTTACGTTATTGGCGGAACAAAGCAAGACGTAGACCAAGATTCATTCAAAGGATTTAGTTTATAATGCCAGGGGTAACTAAGGTACTAGCCGATACAGCAGGTGGAACTAATTTAGGACCAGGTGCCCCTACCGTTATAACAGAAGGTCAAACAACGTCTGTTATAGGCGACAAACAAGCACCGCATGGTTCAGCACCACATACAAGTGCAACAATAAACAGTGCAAGTAGCACAGTATTCGCTGAAGGTCAGCCAGTTACCAGAGAAGGCGATACTGCTACTTGCGGTCACACCAGTACAGGATCCGGAACCGTATTTGCAGGCTAACCGACATTGCTTGTAGATAAGTATATGCATGGTCCTAATACAATTTAAGAACACCATAGACACTGATACGTTACCAGTTAACGTAATTCAGTACCTCCGTCATTCCACATACTTACTTGATGTGCAACTTACAGACTATGAGCACATCAACACTATTACTAGTGACTACGAAGTAGTAAGTATGCAAAGTAACGATGATTGTGCGTATATTGACGTCTTAGAGCGTCTTACAACGTCATACACGGTTATTCTAGCAGAGGATAAGCTAACACACCTAATAGAAAAATTAGACTTACTAGCAATGTCTGAACCACAGATTGTGTGTATTAGTTGGCAAATGGACAGGAATTACATAGTTGATTTTAGAATTACAGAGCTACTAAAAGCAGGACACACAGTTGTTTGTGCTGGAGGCAATCATGATTTGCCAGTACTTGATATTAGCCCAGTTGCAGTAGATGGAGTTGTCAGGGTAGGTGGTTTTAAACATGAAGGCAAGTTTCAAAACTGGATAGACTTATATGACATTACAGTTCCTGGCATAACCTGCTCTAATGAAGCAGTGCATAGAGTTTGTGAGTTAATGGCTAATAAGGAACTTGAACTAGAATACAAGTTAGACTTTTACAGCGAAAGCCACATCCGTAGTGCGCCTTGGCCTCTTAGACTTGCACAGACGCCGTCTAACAGTCACAAACATTACGAGTTTAGTCCTGTATCCAATTTACGATATATTGCAGGCGAGCATTTACTTCCAGTCAGACCAGGCGACACAGTTAGTGTATTAAGTGGGTCAGTTGCACTAAGCAGTTTCTCAGCTCCGGAACATGTTGACATGAAACAAGAAATGCCTAGGGGAATAACATTTGATCCCACAGTGGGATGGCTGTATGGTACGTTCAAGTATAAAGAAGCAATGTTCCATAGAATACTTGCTGACATAAATGGGCAATTATTTGAGTATCATATTATTAGTTGTGATGCAGATTCGAAACCTAGTTTTGAAGAAGTACGAGAAAACTATTTTAATAGACCATATGATGCGCCTCCATTCACATTAAGAGAATATTGGGTACCTATGGCACGCCCAGTTAAACTATTAGAACCAGGTGACCCTTTTATTAGGACGTACAACCTAAATGACTTGCATTTGTACAGGAGTTACGAATGAGAGGGATAACATTTAGTGAGTTCGCCGGTGGCAAAAATGTTGATATGTTTTTACATGCACCAGACACACTGCCAGGCACGCCAATGCAAGAAGCAGTCAAAACAGCAATAACAATTAGAGAAAAGTACACCAAGGATATTTATGTATGGTGTGACTATAGTGTACAGCACATGTACTCACAACTTGCCATGCAGGCTTTTAAAATGGCTAACATAGACTTTACAGCCGCAATACCTGTTTTAAGTAATAACTTGAGCAAACGTGAGAACGATTGCAGTATTGCATATTGCGAAAGTAGAAATATACCTTATGAATTATTTTACATAGATGTACCTGAACTTTTTAACGGTCCGAGATTTGAATATTGGGGACAGCACTTTCCAACTACACAACCGCAAATGACTATTGTGGGAAGGTTCTTTGACTTACTACCAGATTGTTGTTTAGTGTATCCTGGATTTATGATGCACGTTAGCAACAGTGAGTGGACAAGAAGTAAGAACAATGGCTTTATGCCGTTTGTACCTCATGCTACACAAGAACATGCCGCGGCACATGCCGGGTTAGAGTATACAAACTTCCAAGAGCATTATGTAAACATGTACAGCAGTTGGTTCTTCACACCAAGTTATGGTGAAGTATTCAACTTGCCTACACAAGAGTTTGTTGATAATGCACCGCATAGGTATTATCAGTATGAGATGAGAACAATTAAACAAGCAGGTTTTGACATAAAAGCTACAACACAAAAGCTAATTGGCATCGAATTACTTAAAAGTTTCTTTGGACATGATAAATACGATAAAGAACTTAGACAAAAGTTGTCGCCCTATGGTCCTTTAACTATGAAGTATGCAAGTTTACAGTACACAGTTAAAGTTGACACGAAACTTAAAGAGATGATAGAAAAGCATTATGAAAATAATTTTGAATTCCTTAACAAACTTTTTTAAAGACAAAGCAAAAGCAAACTTCTGGTTGTACACTTTGCCAATACAGTTAGTAGGATTGTGCATAATTCCTATAATGGCATATAATGGCGATTGGTCTTACTTGTGGTTAGGTCTTATTACATACTTCCTATTCGGTTGTGTGGGAATGGCAGTTGGCTTACACAGGTATTGGGGACATAGTGCATTTGAAATGCCTAAATGGAAAGAACGTATTATGACAACATGCAGTGTGTTCAATGGATACGGCGCAATTTTTCCTTGGGTTATGGTACACACTTCAGGGCACCACAAGAACGCAGATAAAGATGGTGACCCACACAGTCCACTACAAGGTTTCTGGCATGCATTCTTAACATGGCACAGGGAACAAAAGTATTTCGACATGCACATTGACAGGCGTGTATTAGTTACATACATTAAACGTGGATTCGTTAATGACAAATATTACCAATTCTTAAATGATTACTATTTGGCAATTAACTATGGAGCAATTGCTCTAGTATGGTTACTATTTGGATGGCAAGTTGCATTATACGGAATAGTATTTGGTATATGGGCAACACTAATGAATACAAGTACTGTTACAGCATTAAGTCATTACAGTTGGTTTGGGTACAAGAACTTTGAGACCAAAGACAACAGTGTGAACAATCGAGTAGGTGCTATACTTACTTGGGGAGAAATGCTACATAACAATCATCACAGATATTGGAATGCACAAAGCAACAGTCACCATTGGAGTGAAGTTGATATGAGTGGGTGGGTTATTAAAGGACTCAAAAAATAATGCTATTCTACTTACTATTCTTACCACTAGCCGCAATTAGTTTTGGGTACTCACTGTTTTACGGTACAACATCACTATGGATTGCAACATTATTATTTACAGTGTTATATAGTGGTTACGGTGTTAGTGTTGGATTCCACAGACTACACAGTCATCGAAGTTTTAAAACTTGGGAGCCTATACGCAAGTTAGTATTATACTTAGGTTGCCAAGGAGCACAAGGATCTCCAGTAACATGGAGCCTTATACACAACAGAAGTCATCATGCTCACACAGACACAGCAAAAGATGTGCATACCCCAACGAAAGGATTATTTTATGCTTTCTTTGGCTGGATTTTTGATAGAAGTAATCATCAATTTGCACAAACAGAACTATTTAAAATGCGAAAGAATTTAGACCCATATGCGTTATGGTGCCATAAAAATTACATATTATTAATTATTTTAAATCTAGTCTTAATTGCTTTACTAACTGGTTGGTGGTTTGAGGGCAGGTATGTACTTGCAAGTTTAAATGCAAGTTTCTCGGCTGTGTTGATTAGTGGACTCGTTAATGTCGTTGGACACTTACCTTTAAAAGGTTTGACATACGAAACAGATCCTACTAAGAACAACAGCACAAACAATCCTTGGTTAGTGTTTGTTAGTTGGGGCGAAAGCCTGCATAACAATCATCATTATAGACCAGCAAGATTAAACTTTAATACTAAATGGTACGAATTGGACGTAGGCAGATGGCTAATAGCAACAATCAAAAAATCTTAAGAACTTTTTTCGACGGCAAAATCGGGTGTGTAGAACTAGATGACTACTGGATGCCGAAGTTGGAACAGTTTTGTAAAATTGCAGGAGACTTAGGATTTAAACAAAATGCTTCACCCGAAGCAATGAAAGTAGACTCAATCAAATACCATTGCATGGTACACATACCTACAGAAGAGATATATGCTGTAGCAGGTGTACAGTACATGCCGGAATACAAGGACGGTTATTACCGAGTATGGACTAGGCTATCACGCATACCTAATGAACATATACCTATGACTAAAATGGTGCGATACGGCAGAGGACATGAGATGCCAGAGTTTGACGGCTTGCTATATTATAATTGCAAGTGGGCAAATGAACAGGCAGGTTTTAAAGCAACATTCGGTACAACACTAGCAAACAAGACATACTCAGGCGATTATGTCAAAAGCACTAACGCAATCACTGATTACATAAAACGTAATTGGTGGAAACGCAAAGGGATTGCTGTTCCAGAAGGCATACAAGATTTTTATAGTGTGCCTCAAGTAATTTGGAACATCAACTTTGAGAAATTTAAGGAATTTTCTGTATGAAAAAGAATATAAAGAAGTTAATATTCTCTGTTGAAGGCATGAGAAATGTATACTGGGATCAGTCACCTTGCACTATTGGATGTGAAGTTTCTATTCCTTTTAAGTTTGATGGCGACCAACCGTTGTGTATTATAAGTCATGGTTCAGGTGGATTAGGTAATGACACTGAACATTTCGTAAGTGCTTTAAATGACTCGGGTATAGCCACATTATGTGTAGATAGTTTTACTGGACGGAATATGACCAATATAAATTGGAATGAACTTGGAGGCTATGTAAGTCCAAGGGCACGAGCATACGAAACAGTTGAAGCGTTTAAGTTCTTGCAAGAAAATCACGAAAGTTTATTTGCTGGAGTGGATTTAAGTAAAGTTGCATGTGTTGGATTTAGTTGGGGTGCAGATAGTATAGCACAGGTGTTTGCCCATTATGATGGCGTACTACCGGCAGAGACGTTCTATGCACTATGTTACGGTAACTTATGGCCCTTTGAGCCAGAGTACTATAATGCGAGAGACAGAGATGTAACATTGTATCACGGAGCAGATGATAACTGGACTAGTCCTGAAAGAGGTAAAACTTTTGCTAAAGAAACGCACAGTGAGTTTGTAGAGTTCTTTGGTTGTACACATGGATTTTGTAAACCCGGCTACGATGAAGAAATTGCAGAACAAGTTATAGTAAACTATCATGCGGAGTTCCCAGTACCTACGAAACTAAAAGATGCATTTGCGTACATACAGAAAGGCATGATTTGGAAAGACACAAAATGGAAGAGAGTTGATGCTACAATCACATTCGATCCTATGGCAACACAACGAATTATCAGTGACATAGTTCGCAAACTAAAAAGAGAGCCTGATGCCAACCTATAGTTATGAATGTAAGAAATGCGAACACGGCTTCGAAATAATACAGAGAATGAGTGACGATGTATTAGTTACTTGCCCTGAATGTAATAAAGACGAATTAAAGAAAATCATTGTCGCTGGTGGCGGCTTTCGATTAAAGGGTAACGGCTGGTTCAAAAGCGGTGGTTACTAAATGAAGAATTTAATATTTGCAGGCTGTAGTTTTACTCATGCGCCTGACAGTTGGGCACACTGTTCTAATCCATGGCGAGACGAGCGTAACAAGACCCAAGCAGAAATAGAGCAAAAAACTAAGGCATACACAAGAACAGAATTTGGCGGCACACGACATAGCCAGGAACATGTTGAGAAAATGTATGCTGAGAGATTAAAAGATTATCCACCAAATAGAATAAGAAACTTTAAGCCCGAGCATATTTGGGATGATGTAAGAAAATTACCTAAAGATCAATTCAGCATAAACATCTTAGGCTCAGGCGCTAACTCAAATACAGATATAGCCAGGAGTGTAATACATTTTATAGAACATTTTTCTGGTGAAGTAGACACATGTATCTTCCAGATTACTGGATTTCAGCGACAAACAAAATTTGTAGAATGGGTTGAAATAGACCCTGCTGACCCTCACTACTTTCACACTCATTATGACGACATTTGTTTTGACAAACTGGAAAAACATCAGGCGTCCCCAGATGACGACTGGCACTGTATTGAAGCAATAGAGGCATTACAAAACCTAACAACATTTTGCAAAGCAAACAATGTTAACATAAAATATTTCCATGGTTGGGATAACAGACCGGGTGGTGCTAGTGAGTTTAACTATTTTACTAAAAAATATATGCGT